GACCTGGCCTTGCGTCCAGGCTTCTTCTTGGAACGACACTTCCCGGTAGAGCGGGACCTTACCTTACCAGCTCCGCATTTTTCATTTGTTTTTTTAGATGACATTTCTTTTATAATATAATTTTATAATTTTAATAATTTTAAAAAATATTATCATTCGCCAACTTCCCAGTATTCATCGATAAACGACATGCAATCTTCGCAGTTTGAAGGATATACAATATTATTTTGAATTTTCTCTAGGTAAGCATCGTTCAAATATGTTATAATTATTATTATCATATCCACTAACCATTTTAGCATACAAGTACTTTATTTTGTAGTAAATATATCATTATATAATTTCGATTTTTAAAATATAGATGTATAATTCCATTTAAGTTCTTCGAATAATGTTTTTAATACATGTTCGTGGAATAACTTACGCTCGGTGGTTTTTAATACCGTAAAATCATCAACATTACAGTTATACCCATTATTTTTTAATATCTGAAATAACACGTAATTAGTGCTTATAAAGTTTTTACGGTCTATGTTTTTGAAAAATTTGTCGTATGTATTGGATAATATATCAAAATCTTGTATTACCTTGTCGCTTATATGACTCAAATCGGGTAACTCAATACCTGTTATCATTTTATGTATTAAATTCGTATGATCATAGTGTTTCCCCATTCTAAGTTCTTTTAAAATGTTAGCTATATTCTTTTTAGTAACGCGTTTATATGTTTTATTACCGTCTTTATCGTAATCGTTTAGTTTGTATTGTACTAATTTTAACTTAATTTTATCTATTAATTGTTCAGGTATGGTTGTTTGTTGTTTACCTTGGAAATTATATAGACATTCTCTGAAATGAGTTTTTCGATCGTACACGAATCTTGTTGCTACATTGATCCTACTAGTGTCCGCGTATGTTGTATTATCTTGTTTATTAATTAAATTTATCTCGGTGTGACATTCGCTACAAATCAAAACATTTGTTTCATTTGTATCTATTAGATGATTATTACAATTCTCGCATTTTATTATAATAGAATAGTTTGAATCGGATACGGCAATGTCCATATACGTGGATGCAATTTTAAAATAACGGGTCTCGATATCACGTCTTTTTTTTTCAGTTGATAACATGTAAGAATCATCTTTAGGACCCATGAACGAAAAAGTCGTAGGTGTTTTTAAAAGTTCTATGTATTCATGAATTAACTCAATCGTATCTAAAGTGTAATATTGCAATTCTTTACTATCTAAAACTTTACGTAATTCACCTATTTCATTTTTTAAATGTTTTTTGAAATCATCATTCGTAGAAATGTTAATACATCTTTGTAATACTTCTATTTCTCGTATCTTGTCTTCCTCTTGGTTTTTTAAATACTCCTTGACCAGTATGTCAACATCGATTATATTTTGCTTATTTGCCATTTATAATTGATAATTAATACATTTTTTTTTAAATATATATAAAAACAATATTTAAAAAAAAATATTGTGTTAATATAAACAACATGTCATCCAATCTTACATCAGGCTTCATTGATATCGCCACATACGGCGAAATGGAATCTAAACTTTATGGCGGCCAGACCGCCATGACATATTTTGTCAGAAATACCCAAAAGTCAACATGGTTCACTCAAGTTCCTTGTTCGTTATCGAAGCAAGGAACATCTGGATTTGGCGGCACCTCCACATTCCAAGTCTCTCGCGCCGGAGATTATTTACTGGGAACATATTTGGACGTTACACTCACTGGTCCTAATTTCGATGCGTGGTCAAGCACAACCGAAACTAATCCCGCTTACAATAAAGTCGCGGGTGCTTTCTGGGCAAAAGACATAGGTAATACTATGATCGAAGAAGTTAATCTTACATTCAATGATTTAGTTGCTGTTAAAATGTCAGGAGAGCATTTGAATTTCTGGAGTAAGTTTACCGTTCCCGCTGGTAAAAGAGATGTTTACAGGAAAATGATCGGGGGTGGTTTATACGAAACTGCTGATGATGGCAGTACTGTATTCACCGCCGGTCTTCCAGCTGCTTTTAACGCAACCACTAATAGCAACGGTGTACCCACTAAGTATGCCTCTCTTGACACGTCCCTGGCTACCGGCGAATTGCCCGGTGATGGATTAAAAGTCAAATCGATGGCGTCAGCTAATCCTAACGCTGCTATAGCCAGTCGTGCTCCCGACACATTTATGAAATTCCAAGATGGACACGCGCCTGGAAGTGAATTCTTGGGGGGCAACTCGATCAATACTTCTAAATCTACATTGCAGCGAGCCGATAACGAGGCGAAGCCCTGGAAGGGTACTGTTCATAATTTGAGTGTACCCATTCCATTCTTTTTCGGTAGGGATAGCGGCCTTGCACTTCCCACTGCCGCTTTACCATACAATGATATGAAGATCAATGTAAAGCTGAGGAACTTTGAACAACTTATTACATACACAAATCTCAACGGACATGCAATGCCACAACCCACAGAAAAGTTCACTCCGCCAACTATAAATGTTGAGTGTCATGCAAATTACGCTATTGTTACAAATGATGAACGCACACTTATGGGTGCTGCTCCCAGGGATATTGTTATCGAACAATCGGTCAAGTGCACTTCTGCTGACATTGCCCCCAATGTCAGCAAGGCCAATTTGGACCTTCGTCTCAGCCACTCTGTCAAGGCTTTGTTCTTCGGTGTTCGTCAAAATAACCCTAACGCGACTCTTGCAACAGAGGAGGTCAATGACGCTGATAAAAATGTAGGTGCAACCACAATGGTGCCTGCTGATACAGATTTGCTTAATGACACTCAGGTCGCTCTAACTGTCAAAAATAAAGGACTTTACGCTGGAGATTCAAGTTTATCATTAAACGCGGTTCCTACGTGCTCTTCTGCGTCTCGCAGGCCAGGATCCAGGTTTGCTGCTTACGATGAGTTCACTTCTGACGCCGCTGCGGAATGGTTACGTCGTCATACTAACGTGAGTGTCAGTGATGATGTATTCTTCAATAGTTTGTCTGACTTCTTAGCACCAGACAATATTGGCGGTGCCTTCACCCCCGAATCAGGGGTAACCGGTAGTGCTTTAACAAACATTTATACTCAGCTAGCCGCCTCCATATCAACAGGTGCCAACGTTCCCGACGGTATCGGGGTCACCACGAGAGACGCGAGCGGCACCATTACTTTCGTCGCCCCCAAATTCGGCACGGGAGCTGCTGCCGCCGTTCCCGCCCCATATGCGTCAGCCATAGTATCTCGTTTGCGCGGTGCTAACGGTTTAGATCTGTTGAGACAGTTGGTTCAAGACGTTAATAAGTTGAAGGGAAATGTATTCGATGCCGAGAAGGGTCGTCTGGTTTCTTATAATCCTATTAAGGATGTCGTAGTTAAGTATGAGAATACCATTCGTTTGAGTGAATCAGGTAGCTATTTCACGCAGATGCAGCCTTACATGCATGCGGATGTGATTCCCGACGAGAAGGGGTACCATTGCTATTCATACGCGTTGAATCTCGCAAGTGTCGAACCCCAAGGATCAACTAATTACGGGAAACTTACAAATGTATCCCTTGACGCTACATTATGGAGAAATGCCCAAAACGACAACGATACGCTATTAAATACACGCGTTGGTGGTGACTCATTAGGATCCGCCACTTCTAAATTTGGTCCTTTCCCTTGTTACGATCATTCACATGCCCCGGCCCATGCGAGGACGCTCGATGTTACGGCGGTTAATTGGAATATGTGCAGAATCAGTGGCGGAGCTCTTGGATTCCCGATTCTCTAATTTTATTATTAAAATTGCAACTATAAAAAATATTTGCAATTTAAAATTAATGCTAATTATAAAATAATGAGTCTGCAACTTACACCTTTTGTTATTGATAGAGTAACGTTCAAAGCGGTTGTAAATAATAACAAACCATTGGAGCAAATTTTCAATGAAATCAAATTATCACATCGTATTCCGTACGCTACATTTAATAATTTATCCAAAGTATATACGAATATCAACCTGCCGATAACTTCTGATTGGATAAGTATATCCCCTGATACAATTGAGCTTAAATTTATAGATATTCCTACCTCGAGTAATTCGTTATATCAATATTTACGTGTATACAGAGATACTGATACACCTGATATTAACATAGAATTCGAATACAAAAAAGACAATGAAAACAAAGCAGATGATATAAGCAATATAGAATCGTTATTAGTAGATACGTTTAACTTACCTAAAGATTTTGTTTTCTCAAAATTTAAACCTCACGGCGTGTTTTATGTTAATAATCAGAAGATTAATATAATACTGTTACTAGATATGATTATGAATAACCCGGGATTCGATTTACTAACTGTAAATGAACACGATCAAACATTAAAAAGTATAACCACTATAATTTATGATAATAAAAGTATAACTCCGTTAAAACGCGTAACATTTGTGTTAACAGAACAAGAAATTGATGGTCAAATAGACATTAGAATTAATATTTCTACTGTGTCATCTACGTTTACCGTAAGTGACATAGAAAAGTTTAAAGATTATATTGTAAAAATCATAGGTTTATATAATTTTAATGCAAATAGTTTGCGAAAAACCTATTCATCGTTGAGTAAAGTATTTGATAGTTTTTTGGAAGATTTAGAAATAGAAACGTGGTCTGAAAGTATTAAAGATACAGTGATTGAAAAACCTAAAAAAATCGTAGATGCTACTAAAGGTCAGGCGTCTAGATGTAGCACAACCCCCAATTCATTTGAAACAAAAGAAGAAGCTCTGAATGATTCGGATAATGATGAAAACAAGATTTTTCAATTTCCCAAAAATGATCCTTCCGCGTTATGGTATTCATGTAGCGGTAAGAAGAAAACAGTTGCTGGAGCTAGAAGTATTTGGCCTGGCTTGACAAAAGAACCGTATATACCATGTTGCTATCAATCCGATCAGATGAAAAAGAAAAATAGTTCGTATAAAAACTATTATAGCAATGATATAATTATCAATCAGAAAAAACGAGTAAAACAGCAGTTATCTAAAAAACCTGGTAAGCGTATATTCAGAGATGAATATGGCGTACTTCCTGAAAATATAATTTCCTTAATTTACAAATTTACGAATGATAAAATAGCATTCGAACGCGTCGGAGTTGATAGTTCGGACGAATCATTTTTAGAGATAATGAACTTCGCTCTTTCGTCTCAAATAAACAATTATGTTCCAATTACAAAAGATACGGTTAAAAAATATTGGTTTCTACTGAAACAAAGTTGGTATAATCAAAGTAAAACAGAAATAGTTCGTAAAATCGATACCAACGTGGATACAAAAGCTTTATCTATTATTTTCGAACGATTATATAATTGTAATATATTCATATTGAACGATGAAGGTATCGTATATAAAACACATCGCAAAGGATTTTATAGAGAAGGTGTAAATCGCGATAAGACACCGATTATATTATATGAAAATACAATTACGCAAACTCAAGAAAAAATATACGAATTAATAATAAATAGATCTTCTAACGCCAAGCTCCTAGACTACCCACCTCGTCTAACAGAATATTTATTGAATATATATATTGATAATGAAAAAGCCTATTCGCTTAGTTCTCGTATAACAACATACAGCGATCTAGTGCATCCGTCATCGTGGAAACCGATAAAACAACGAATAGATAATTATGGTAGAACTAGAACGATATTGTTTAAAGATCGAAATAATGCGACTGTGCTAATAGATACTAAACCGATTGCACCTATTATGAAGTGTGAAGTTGTAAACGACTTTTTAGAAATCAGTAATTCTTCTGGTAGTATTCAAAGTTTCACAAATGATTTGATCGAGACTGTAGGTAATGATAATATTAATATAACACGCACGGTGAATGGAAATAGTGTTCAATTATCAATTACATCCCCTACTCGGTTATTCATGTATACAGTAATAATTAAACGATCGACAGATGAGTCGTATAACACAATCGATGGATACATAAGTAGCGTGGAATCAAGTGAATATTCAAAACTGCAAATATACAAACAAAACAAGTTGTTAGCCCATTATATTTGTGAATATTCTAAGTGGATGTACGCCACAACGTACGATGCTCATAACGGAAATATAAAAACATTTGCAAATAATACTTTTGTGATAGATTCGACTTTTAAGTATTCAATTCCTAGTATTGATTTCGATACTAATGATTCTAATGGTATAATGAAAAACGGTAAAATTGTTCTTCACGATAAAGATGTCTTAAAACATGTACTTTTTACACTCGTACTAACGTTTAGACGAAATCCTTCGGAACTTGAAAGATATCGCGTAGGGGGTAAACTCAAAAATTATCATTTAACCCTTGAAACATTTGATAAATCACCGGATACGATGTTATATAAAGGGTCTGAATTTATTGCTATTTACAATAAAGTATACGATCACGTTGCCATTGATTTTATCAAAGATAGCATATATAAACCTTATTTTTTCTACAATAAAAACTTCAACGATGGTATTTATATAGCGTATTTACAGGATAGTTTAACATCGGCGCAATCTAAATGCGTTGATTGGGCGGATAATATTTTAAAAGATAAAAGTCGTAATATAGGGTATTTTAACTATGTAAATCCGAATACGATCTACCCTCTGTTTAATAGTTCTCCGTCTAAACTAAATATTATAAGTAAGCAAATAATAGGAATTGAAAATGTCACGCGTGTAAATAGTTTCACTGTGTTATTAAAATTATAAAATTGATTATATATACAATATTGTATATATAATTACCAAAATGTCTACAGATATATATACCGAGCGCACTATAAGTAAATTTATAAACATCAACCCCGAAGATTTAGGGTCGAAAGAAAATATGTTAGCCGTTTTAAATCGCAAAATACAAAATGAAATGGTTGGTAAGTGTTTTAGTGAAATCGGCTACGTATCGGCTATTAATAATGAGAAAACCAATATTATAGACACTATTATAAAACGATCGAACGCAGATATAATTATACAAGTAAACGTATCAATGTCAGTTTTTAAAGTTAATACTGGCGATAGTCTGGTTGTGTCTCTATTACATATTTTGGAGCAAGGTTTATTTGCTTTAGATATAGTGGCTAAATTTAAAGTTTTTATACCTAAAGAATTTATTACACGCAACATAACCGAATATAAACCCGATACCAAATTAACTGTGATAATTAAAAACATTAAATTTAAAAACGATACTTATAGAATAATTGCCCATGAGTTTAATAATGAATAATTTAACTTTTCAATAACGGGACCTGGCCTTGCGTCCAGGCTTCTTCTTGGAACGGCACCTACCAGTGGAGCGGGACCTTGCCTTACCAGCTCCGCACTTGGACCTGGATCTGGACCTGGCCTTGCGTCCAGGCTTCTTCTTGGAACGACACTTCCCGGTAGAGCGGGACCTTACCTTACCAGCTCCGCA